TAAGAGATTTAAGAAGTATTATCCTAAGGAAGTAATGGTATTAATAAGGGTTGAATGGTTTAATGCTAACGAGAAGAACCTGATATCATTAATAGATGATTGGGAAGTTGGAGAGAAATAGTCTCCCTCCGTATAGACCTCACTTTCTTGACGGAAGAAGACATCCTCCTCTGTCAGAGGGAGCTTGAACCGAAGCTTTGGACTTACCTCTGTTCAGTAGAATCTGTCTAATAGTTGATTTATCAAACGGATTGCCGAATCTATTAAGATAACCAAGCCTTGTTAGCTCCTTCGCAGTTGCTCCAAATGAGTATTCCCAATCAAACCAATTCTCCATGATCTTGAGAGCCTCTTGTTCTCGCGGCTCTTCTATAAGAAATCCAGGTCTCTGCTCCCACTTGCCAGATGCATCTCGTGAAGTGATGAGATTATTTGGATCAAGAGTGTATCCGTATGGGCACCTGCCCGTCATCTCACCGCGTGCCTTCTTCGCAGCGAGAGCATTATTGATGCGTTGACGTGTTAACTTAACTTCCTGCTTAGCTAATGCGATGTAAATGGGAAACATTAGCTCATCGCCAGGTAAACCAGGTTGCTCTGCTAAATCTAGAGAAGCTTCCTTCTCTCGTAGAGATTGCATTAGATGACCAAGCTCCTCAGGATCTCGAGTCACTCGATCAGCCCTAGGAGCAATCATGTAATCGTTCTCTTGTAAACTATTTAATGCAGATTGCAGGCCTTGACGCTTAGCAAATGCAACACGACTAGAGATAGAGTCTGTAAATACTGCATAATCAAACTCTCCCGTGTGATTTGCTCTGATGTAGTTCAGGCAAATATCTAACTGTGAGCGCTGATCTTGTTTATCTGTAGAGACACGTAGATAAATTGCATATTTCATAACTTCTTCTTCCTCTTGCGCGTTAATGTTGATAATGCAGTCAAGATAGTTGACTCATCTAGCTCACAACGCTCCCCAATCATCTCAGTGAGTTGAGTGTAGAGAGTCATGAGACGTCGCAGCTCCCAGCAAATAGATTTAGAGAGCTCCTCTTCTTCTGTGTTGAAGAGCCCTTGTTCATACGCTTGCACGTGATACGACTCCATGGAGCGTATCGACATCATAGATGTGATGAGACATGCGCCATACTCTTCTAAGGATTTAATGTTATCAGACGGTATAAATGCATTAGCCATCATAATCCTCCAGTCTTGTCTTGATGAGATTCACGGCAAGGGCGGATGGAGGGTTAACGTTCGACTCCCACTTCTGCACTGATGATATTGATACGCCGACAATGTCAGCAAATTGTTGTTGAGTTAAATGTCTCTTATCTCTCAGTTCTCGTATGTCCATTAAGTCTCTCTCGTAGTTGCGTTAAATGTTGCGGTCTATACTCTGTATCAATCTCAACAGAAGAACCGCTTCTATTATATAGTGTTGACAATTCAGATAGAAGCCAATCGGATGCTTCCACATCAAATCCGCGGATGAGACACTTAATCTCATCGGGATATTCGGGGTTCATCGCATAGATGTAGCATTCCCACGACGACTCAGAGTCGTACACTCTGACAATCGCGTGACAATCCATACATTCTGCACGATCGCCCCAATTATTTAGCAATCTCTTACGTTGAGTGCTAGATATGTTAATCATTTGCAGCCACCAAATCTTGCATGTGTTGTAATAGCAATTTAAACATTATCTTAGTGATGATCAGCTCATCTTCCCACGTAGATGACATAGAGAGATGAGCGTTTATAATTGCTTGCAGATCTTCCATGAGATCTTGTTCTAAGTTAATCATAATTCACAATCTCCCACTCCGCACATATAACAGAATATGACCGATAGAATTAGTAGTATAGTATCCATAATCTCTCTCTCTTGTTAGTTGTTATCGTTATGTAATCAAACTATAGCAGATCTACACACATATCTGCAAGTATTATATTCTCACTCATACCCCCTCCCGTAACCCACTCAGTATCAACCTCTCAAAATACATCAAATAAATTGTTACATTTCTCTTGCAGTGTAAATCAAATAAATGTTATGTATTGGTATAATCAAACAGACTGTCAGCGAAGCACGCAGTGCGCAGGCTAGCTCATTAGAGTAGACAAGTGACGCAGTGCGAGATAGAAACAGATAGGATAGCTAATGGCTAAATTCATACTCAACTCTAAGAATAAATTAACTGAAGCTAAGCCATCTAACAACATCACTAAGTCAACAGCTAAGAAGATAACGGCAGGTGAACCGTCCCGTAACCCCAAACCAGGCATCCCTCTAAATAAGCAAATGATTGCTCAGCTGATTGTGGAGCACGAAGGTAACGTGTCTAGAGTGGGTGATGCCATGGGTTGCAATAGGCATTCTGTGAAGAATGTTATTGATAAGGATGAAGAGCTAACTGCTCTGCTCAAGTCCTGCCGTGAGCGTCAGATAGATGAGCTAGAGAAGAGTGTGTTTACTCGTGCTATGGAGAGTCAAGACACTGGCCTTCAATGCTTTATCCTCAAGACTCAGGGTAGACACAGGGGATGGGATCAGTCTGAAGCTCAGCATGTTGCGAAGGACATAGCGTCTGCTGCCTTCTCGTTCATACTGGATCAATCTAAGAATCCAGCCGAGCCTAAGCAGTAACAGCAGTGTGTTCACAACTGTCAGTACACCACATCACTAAGCGTTAGTTCGTTAGTGTTGGGAGTCTCAAGATCATACAAACCTCAGGAATTAGTTGATAGTCGAACCTTAATAAGTACAGGTACCTGTTTATATATGTACTCACACCCCACTCCAAACCTAACCCTCCCTTCAACCACAAATAAACTTCCACTTCTCAAATAAATATTCCCCCACCAAATTATCAACAACTGCAAATAAATTCCCCAACAATTTGTGGATTACAAATACTGATATGTAACCACGAACCTGCTTGACTCTATATTTAGAGGTAGATATTGTGGTAAGAGTATCTGAGGAGGTCTATGTTAGAGAGTGAGTTATCAGAGTGTATACGTGAAGTGATGCAGCTCATGTCGAGTGTGTTGTTGGATTTGGTGAAGATTGGAGGGGGTAATCTCCAAGCTGCGCAGAGAGCGAGAGTTGGTACGATTAAGTTGAGTAAATTAACTAAGAGATTTAGAACTCTATCAGTTGAGGGTGTTCAAGAGGTTAAGTCTAATAGAGAGTTGGTACGATTAGGTAAGCATATTCCTGTTAAGCGTTTGAATAGAGAGGCTGCGAGACAGAAGAAGATTGATGCTAGGATTGTTATTAGAGAAGCTAAGCGAGAAGCTAAGCGAGAGCTTCAGATAATTAAGAAGCGCAATCGGATAGATAAGTTATCTATTATGCTTGCTAAGTTGCAAGAGGGGTTATAGTGGATGGATTGATCGAAGAGGTGGCGCAGTTGTTGAGAGATATGACGCGAGATTTGGAGAAGTTTAATCGTGGATTTGAAGTCGCTGGACAGAGATTACGGGTGGATACTCTTAAGTTTGTTAAGTTGAGTAAGCGGTTTAGAGAAGAGTCTGTGAAGAGCAGTGTAATGAGTGAGTTGAAGAGGAAGCGTGAAGAAATCACCGTCAATTAATGAGTATAAGTTAACGGCTAGATATGGTAATTTGCTACTACATCAAGAGACTGTTGTAGTTGCTAGATTTGGCCTGGAAATTGATGTAGAGAGAGTTTCCGAGATTGCTAAGAAGATATTAGATAATCGGAATATTCCCCACTTCCATGATGAGATTGTTGTGGATGATGGGATTAATAAGTGGGAGTTTAAGAGATGAAGAATTATCTATTAATGGTTGATGAGATTGGGATGCAGATGTTGCATCAATTATGTCCAATGTTGCAATTCGTGGAGACTCAGTGTGTTCCTGTTACGGGTGATGCATCTATGGCGTGTCTTGTGACTCCTATCCAGCCTCATTCTGACGCTATTGTTGAAGCAGCGCATGAACATGCAGATGTGTTTGCGGATGCGCTTAAACACGGGTATGAGATAGATCAAGAGCCCAGCAAGTGGTGTTGCTGATGGAAGAAGGGGTGGTGGAAGAGCATGATGAAGAGGAACCGGTTGTGACTAAGTTCGCTCAAGAGAAGAACCGAACTCTCAGTTGTAAACGAGATCCCAAGACGGGGAAGTGGATAGATTATGAGTAACGTTTTGACATCCTCCCCCACCTAAAAGGAAGGGGATTCCTACGGCGCCCATCTTGGTTGTCGATAGGTGGCTTCGGTGGGTTCTTGCCCTCAGCTGCCAGTTGGTCTTACATTCTGATATCTGACAAGCGTTACTTTCGGACTGTCCGCCCGTAGTCCAGTGAAGGAAACCTGATACTAGCATGAGGGCTATTTCGATACAATAGAAAAAAGCGCTCTTGACCCCGCCCTAAACGGCGAGGTTTGCCGCGCAGTGGATAAAATAGTTATATCATTTGTAGGCGAAGGCGTTAACATTGAAACTTCAGTTAAGCCCATTAACTCTACACAAACATTTACTATCCCCTAGATCTCATCTTCACTTGCTTCTTAGGCATTGAAGCGCTCTGCACCTTCGCATTAGGCGTCAAGCTCTTCGGCTTCTTAACAGGTGATGGTTTACTGGATTCTACAAATGATGATAGTACGCTCTTCTTAGCCATGATATTCTCCATTGAATAATTGTTTATATACCACTATCATACAATTAATCCAAGGAAATATTATGACTATACCTCCCGATAATCCAGAATCTGCATATCCCAACAGTCCAGACAGCTCTCCATCACGGTTTGCTGTGAGACAATATGAGCCAGAAGCGATTACGGCAACACTTCCCATCTCGGTAATCATAACCGATAGCAACTTCATTAATGGGCAAGCCCTGAGATGTACGAAATTCATTAGAATGCCATTCGCGTCAGCGACAGGCATGGAACAACTGAATAATAGACTATTCTATGTTCAGCAAGCAACCGCTGATACATTCGAATTGTATGATGAGAATTTGTTACCCGTTGATGGGAGTAATTACACGCCGTATGTAACGGGCGGTCAGATGACTCTTGTTGGACCTACATTGCCAATTGTGAATCCGTCAGATCCACCACCTCCTGGCGACCCACCGTTTCCACCTGTATAGAGAAATGGCCACCGCCTATTCAATTTCGGTGGCCACATATTATTTGAGCTATCTCAAACAATCATTCATCCTGCCAGGGATAGTACCACATAGTACCATCCCCACAATATCATTTGACTGAATTAATAGCCAGGTTTCTGATCTCTCAAGCGATTACCTGATCCGTGTTCTACAGATCCGCCTGTATCAACTGTATAAGTTCCACTCCCTGGCGAATAAGTTACACAAGCACTCAATCCAACGCTTGTTAATAATAATACTGACAATAATAAACTACGCATCATGATCTCCGTTCTTAATAATTGCATCTAATCTCTGATATATCTCAATAATTCCAGGATGCTCCGTCTCTTCCGCTTCCTTGCGAGCAAATTCCTTCACAGCTAACAGCTTCACAAAGAACTTCTGCATATGTTCACTCGCTAACATTTCATCTGACATAATAACTCCTTGTTACGGTCTCAATTACAATAACACTCTCTAATTTACCTGTCTACAATCATCATCATCGCTATCAAATTGGATGAGTTGAGGTAAATCTCGTTTAAATTCGAATGTAATTCTATCTATAGATGTAACCTCGACGTGTATTGTCGTTCTATAGTCGGGATAGTTGTACTCCTTGAGAATTCCTTGCGCAATCTTCATAATTGCTTGTATCGCAGGGTCAAATTTATGGGGTAAACCATTAGATACGATATCTGTATTGTGTATCGGCACATGATTGTATGTAACTTCCACGTGAAACTGCATATTCCTCCTGGGTTAACTGTTTTGTAACATAAAATTACAATTTGCTACCAATTAAATACTTGATTTGGTATTACTGTCGCATGGACACTACATCACGGGAGAGCGTCCTATCGGTTCTTGGGGATCAAGACTGGCGCTTAGAGCATTTATACAAGATTAAGGACAAGGAAGGCCGAATGGTCAACTTCAAGCTCAACTGGGCTCAGAAGTTACTGAGAAAGCCTCATTATTTCAACATCATCCTCAAAGCTCGACAGCTCGGCATCACAACCTACCACGCGCTACTCTTCCTTGATACTTGTCTCTTCAATGGCAACGTCAACGCTGCGATTATAGCCGATAGCCGTAATGTTGCTCGTGAGATATTTGTGGATAAGGTCAAATTCGCGTACGATCACCTGCCCGACTTCGTGAAGGACATGTGTCCAGCCCATCGTGACAACGTTCATGAGATGAGATTCGCCAACGGGTCAGTGTTCCGCGTTGCAACTACACTCCGCGGAGGAACAATCCAGCTACTCCACATCTCTGAATTCGCGAAGATCTGTCAAGAGAATCCCCACAAGGCCAATGAAATCGTCTCAGGTGCGATCAATGCGGTTCAATCAGGTCAGTTCATATGCATTGAGTCAACGGCAAGGGGAAGGCATGGTCACTTCTACAATTTATGCAAGTCCGCACAAGCCTTGAAGGATTCAGGAGCAGAGTTAGGTAAGCTCGATTGGAAGCTAGTCTTCCTGCCTTGGCATGAATCAGTCGAGTATTCATTAGATTCAAGAAATGTGTTGATAACTAAAGATATGATCAGTTACTTTAACGATTTAGCAAGTAAAGGAATTAGTTTAACTCCCGATCAGAAGGCGTGGTACGTTAAGAAGACTGAGACTCAGGGCGAATACATGAAGCGCGAGTATCCGTCAACTATTGACGAAGCATTCGAATCGGCTAACGAGGGATTCTACTTTGCCAAGCAGATTGCGCAAGCGCGTCAAGAGAGAAGGATCTGTCACCTGCCCTACGACGACCACGCGAAGACTTACACTTCGTGGGATATCGGAATTAGCGATTCGTGCGCCATATGGGTGTGGCAGATTGTTGGTAAAGAGATTCACTGCATTGATCATTACGAGAACTCTGATGAGCCTCTTGCGCACTATGTGCAATGGCTTAATAAGCTTCCGTACACGTATGAGAAACACTTCCTCCCTCACGACGCAGCAGCGAGATCAGCGCAGAGTGGTAAATCGTTTGCGGATATTGCACGAGAGAGAGGACTCAAGGTTGAGATCGTCCCACGACAACAGAATGAATTATTCGGTATTGAGTGTCTTCGCAATGCGCTCCCTCGGTTCTTCTTCGACTACGTTAAATGTGAGAAGGGATTGAAGGCTATAGAGAACTTCCGCAAGGAATGGAACGAGAAACTTGGGTGCTACAGAGAGCGCAGTTATCACGATTGGTCGAGCCATTCTTCTAAAGCTCTGATATACGGTGCAGAAGCTCTCGTTAGATTAAGCGGTGGAAACGGTATGAGCGCAGAACAATGGCGCAAGATGAGGCAAGAGTGGCTTTAGACGCAGAATGTAAAACTTGTCTCTACTACGACCCGATTCAGTATGAGACTGACGGCATAAATTACGAGCATCATAACGGTATGTGTAGACGGTTCCCACCAAGACGCATAGACGGATCTCATTCAGGATTCCCCGTAGTTTCTGAAGCATCATGGTGTGGGGAATATCAAGACTTCGTTGAAGGGGCTATTTAATGACATACACGAGCGGCAATAATGATAAAGTGTTCAAGTTCCAACAATTCTACATGGATGCGTGGAGAACGTGGGGAGTTCTATTTAATCAATGTTACAGAGACTTAAGGGCTTACGCAGGCGACAACTGGACGAATCTAGAGAAGACTAAGCTTGAGAGACAGAACAGAATGGTTCTCGAGCTCAACAAGATCCGCCGTGTGGTTAATCTATACTCAGGTTATGAGCGTGAGAACCGCACACAAACAGTTGCAGGCCCCGTTGAAGGATCCGACGACGCAACAGCAGATCTATTCTCTGATGTTATGTACTACACATATAACAAGGGCAACGCTGATTATATTATATCAGAAGCATTCGAACATGCTCTTAAAACAGGTATTGCAATAGTTGGGATCTATATGGATTACACACGCGACAAAGTGTGTGGAGATATTAAGTTCTATTGGAAGCCGTTTAATGCATTAATGCTTGATCCGTACTTCACTAAGCGCGATCTATCTGATTGTGACCAAGCTTCTACAAGAGATCTATTATCTAAGGAAGCTGTTAAAGCATTACTTCCATGGATAGATCCAGAGATTATTGATTCTATTCCAACTGGTATTAGAGATAATAAGTACCAATATCTAGGAATCTATAGACAATACAACAGCACATATATTGCGAAGAATTTAGTAACCTACGACAGTTTCTGGCAACGCGTCAATGTTGCGCAGAAATACTTAGTAGATGAATTATCTGGCGTATCAGAAGAGTGGAACGGCACGCGTGAAGAAGAGAAGGAGTTGAAGGCATCTCTTGAGAATATGCCTAATATGAAGCTTATTAACTCTAGTAAACGAACAGTTGAGCTTAATATTATAGTTGGCGGTCAGTTGCTATACTCAGGACCTGATCCGACTGGTCTTGATAATTATCCATTTATTCCAATTCTTATGTACCACGAGCCATTAATAGATTCATATGAGCTTAAGATTCAAGGGATTGTTAGATCTATTAGAGATGCGCAGAGACAATATAATCGCCGTCATAGTCAGATTATCGACATCATGGAATCTATAATAAACACTGGATGGATTACTAAGAACGGATCTGTACTTGATCCAAATATGTTAATGCAAGCTGGCCAAGGTCGGCAAATAGTTGTAAACGAAGGATATGATGTTAATGCTGATGTTAGAGAGATTAGCCCTCCGAATATACCTCCA